AGATTATCGTGAACCTCACTCCTACGGACGCTGACAATGCTGTGTTTGGTTATCTCGATATCCTTATTACTGCTGTTACTGGCGACCGCCGTAAAAAGAAGTAAGATGGCTAAGATTGGAAGCGAGAGCTATCCCCTAAAGAGCACTCCGGTAGGGGCGGATACCGTTATTGGAACCGACTCTGAATCCAATGACGCGACCAAGCAGTTTACCGTTCAGGGCATTGTTGATTTGGCTCAGGGTGGCGGCACTATCCCTGACCTTCAGGCGGTATTGTCTTCGGGCGATACGGCCACGGAGGACATCAACCTTACTGGGGACATTACTTCCACTACGCTTACGTCTCCTACAATTTCGTCTACCTCTCTCATTGCAGGAAATGTCATTCAATCTTCGGGTGGAATTATTCTGTCTTCCGGAACGCTTACTACAGGAGGTAGCAATGGATTTCAGGGGCAGACACTGATATCTAACGGGGGTCTTAGTCCTAGTTGGGAAGACCTTGTGTTTAAGGTTCAGGTAGATTTGACGCCGTCTCAAATGATAGCGTTAGACACTACCCCTGTGCAAATCGTTCCGGCTCCGGGTTTGTTGCGTAGCATTCAGGTTGTCTCTGCCGCCTTGCGTTTGGATTTCAATAGCGTTCAGTATGACTTTCCTGACCCCATTAAATTGGGTACTTATACCGGTGTTTCTGAAGAAGGGCAGTTTACGCTCAACGCAGGGTCTATTAATGCTAATGGACCGGGATATTTTTGTCTCAACCAGCAGGTCGTAGACAACGCTAGACTATCAGAAAACACTGCTCTTACCATCTATACGGATAATCCTCCTGCCACAACAAACGGGAACAGTAGTTGCTTTATGCAGGTAATGTACCGTATTGTTACGCTGTGAGAGACATTCGAAAGGTTTGCATTGGTCCTAACTACAAGGACTCTATGTGTTATGTGGTGGGGCAGCCTGTTCTCGGCAACTCCCACCATATACATTTAATTAAATACAACGATGAGACGGGGAGCATCCTCATCTATATCGAACAAGGCGACATCATCGTTCTCTGGAAGGAGTTCATTGCGATGCCTACTTCACTGGAATACAATATCAACTTTTGAGGGCAGTCAATCAATTCGTAGTTCGGGGACACAGATACAATAACACCAAGGGAGACCTCATCGTAAGCACGAGCGAGGAAGACCATCGCTTCTCAAACCGAGAGGGGAAGGTCGTAGCACTTCCATTGGGTTATGAGGGTCCTATTGCCGTAGGCGATACCCTGCTGGTCCACCACAACGTCTTCAAGTACTACAATGACATGAAGGGCCGTCAGCAAAGCGGGCGCAGCTTTCTGAAAGACGACCTCTTCCTTGTTGATTTCGACCAGTTCTATATGTACCGCAGCGATGGGGATTGGCATCCTCACGACAGGTATTGCTTTGTACAGCCTGTACCCCCAGAAGATTCAACCATCTTCAAGCCAATAACTGAGGAGCCGCTGGTCGGTATAATGCGATATCCGAATGATTATCTTACGGCTCAAGGAATTGAGCCCGGAGATACGGTTACGTTCCGCCCTGAAAGCGAGTACGAGTTTAGTGTAGACGGGGAGAAGCTGTATCGAATGTTCGACCATCAGATAACATGCAAGATTCAAAGAAGCTAAAGGAGCGTATCATCTGTGCGGGGAGAGTGGCTGTTGAACAACTGATTAAGGTTGCTCAAGAGGATATCCTCAAGCCCGGCGAAGACGACGACCTTGCAGCGGATAGGCTAAAGAATGCGGCGGCTACCAAGAAGCTGGCCATCTTCGACGCCTTGGAGATTTTGAATCGCATAGACTCCGAAGAGGAGGCGCTGGGGTTGTCGGATAAATCTACCGAGGCCGAAAGCAAGATGGGTTTTGCAGAACGACGGTCCAGATAAACTCTACCACCCTGTCTCAGGGTTGGTATCGAAGTCAGTAGTGTCTAATAAGAACCGCGCTAAGACGTGGTTCTATGGATACAACGAGAAGTACAATATGGTGGTCATCTCCAAGACGGGGAAGATTGGAGACATCATAAACATCAACGGCATTAACATCGCCTTGCCTCCGTCACCCAAGGACGTTTCCGATGGGGACAACCGATGGGTACGTAAGGAGCTCCCTCGGGCCCTCTCACGCATTCAAAGCATCTTCCAATGGAATGAGATGCCTAAGGTGTTTAAGTCCGAGTGGGTGGACTATATCGAGGATGAATTCGACCGGCGTGAAGACGGGCACTGGTTCGTCAACAACGGTGAGCCTACCTATATCACTGGCGCCCACTATATGTATTTGCAGTGGACGAGTATTGACGTGGGGTACCCTGACTTCCGTGAGGCCAACAGGATATTTTTTATCTTCTGGGAAGCATGCAAAGCCGACTCCCGATGTTTTGGTATGGCGTACCTCAAGATTCGCCGTTCTGGTTTTTCTTTCATGGGCTCTTCGGAGTGCGTCAATACGGGTACTCTCGCAAAGGATTCGCGGGTAGGTATACTTTCCAAGACCGGTTCTGATGCGAAGAAGATGTTTACGGACAAGGTGGTTCCTATCGCAAACCGACTTCCGTTCTTCTTCAAACCGATACAAGACGGCATGGATAAGCCAAAGACGGAACTTGCTTTCCGTGTCCCGGCGTCAAAGATTACCAAGAAGAATATGTACAACATCGAAGCTGAGGAAATCCTTGGTCTCGATACCACCATCGACTGGAAGAACACCGACGACAACTCCTACGACGGAGAGAAGCTCCTCCTACTAGTACACGACGAGAGCGGGAAGTGGGTCAAGCCGAACAATATCCTCAACAACTGGAGGGTAACCAAGACGTGCCTGCGCTTGGGTAGCAAGATTATCGGCAAGTGCTTGATGGGGTCTACATCGAACGCCTTGGCTAAGGGTGGTGCGAACTTCAAGAAGCTGTACGAGGATTCTGACCCGACTACAAGGAACGCCAACGGACAGACCAAGAGCGGTATGTATTCCTTGTTCATCCCTATGGAGTACAACATGGAGGGGTTCATAGACCAGTACGGTCACCCCGTCTTCAACGCTCAGGAGAAACCCGTACGTGGCGTTGATGGTGAGATGATTCGCGGTGGAGCCATAGACTATTGGGAGGCAGAGGTAGACAGCATGAAGAGCGACCCTGATGCGCTCAACGAGTTCTACCGCCAGTTCCCTCGTACTGAGTCACATGCGTTCCGCGATGAGAGCAAGCAGAGCTTATTCAACCTCACTAAGATTTACCAGCAGATAGACTACGCCGACAGTCTTGTTAAGGAGCACTACCTCACGCGCGGGTCTTTCAGTTGGGAGAATGGAATTAAAGACACTAGGGTAATATTCAGACCCGATAAAAGGGGTAGGTTTAATGTTTCTTGGACTCCGAACAAGGGTCAGCAGAACAGAATAGTAGAGAAACGTGGAATTAAATATGCTGGTAACGAGCACCTTGGCTCATTTGGATGTGACTCTTACGACATTAGTGGCACTGTGGGTGGCGGCGGCTCTAACGGTGCTCTTCACGGAATGACCAAGTTCCATATGGATGATGCCCCTACCAATGAGTTCTTCTTGGAGTATGTCGCTAGGCCACAGACGGCTGAGATATTTTTCGAGGAGGTCTTGATGGCGTGCGTCTTCTATGGCATGCCCATCCTTATCGAGAACAACAAGCCAAGGCTACTGTACCATTTCAAGAACCGTGGGTACCGTGGGTTTTGTATGAACCGTCCGGACAAGAACTTCAACAAGCTGAGTAAGACGGAGAAGGAGCTAGGTGGTATCCCCAACAGCTCTGAGGACGTCAAGCAGGCTCACGCCGCCGCTATCGAGAGTTATATCGAGAAGCATATCGGAGTAGACATGGACGGCACATACCGCGAGGTCGGGGAGATGGGGGCTATGGCTTTCGTGCGTACCCTCGAGGACTGGGCTCGGTTTGACATCAGCAACAGGACTGCTTTCGACGCAACCATCAGCAGCGGATTGGCGGTTATGGCTAATCAAAAACACCTCTATATGCCTGAACAGAAGAAGAGTTCTATAAGCATTAACTTGCCGAGGTACAACAACCGTGGTTTTCGTAGTGAACGATTGGACTAAATGAAAGACGTCAAGGTAAACATCTCCACTGCTGGTTTCCCAAGTCAGTTTGTTTCTGACGCGGAGAAGGCAAGTGATGAGTACGGCTTGATGGTCGGTCAAGCCATTCAATACGAGTGGTTTAAAAAGGACGGAAACCAGTGCCGGTTTTACAACCAGTGGCGGGAGTTCAACCGTCTGCGTCTCTATGCTCGTGGCGAACAGAGTATTGCTAAGTACAAGAACGAGCTTGCCGTCGATGGCGACCTTTCGTATTTGAATTTGGACTGGACGCCCGTTCCTATCCTGCCTAAGTTTATTGACATCGTCGTCAACGGTATGTCCGAGCGCGTCTTCAAGGTCAAGGCTTACGCTCAAGACGCCCTCTCGCAAGCCAAGCGGAGCAAGTATCAGGATATGATTGAGGGGCAGATGGTAGCCAAGCCTGTCTTGGAAATCATCCAGCAGAAGACTGGTGTCGACCCGTTCACCATGAACTCCGACGACCTGCCCAATAGCGACGAGGAGCTCAAGGTCTTTATGCAGCTCAACTACAAGCCTGCTATTGAGATTGCTGAGGAGGAGGCCATCAACACCATCCTTGAGGAAAACCACTATACCGATACGCGCAAGCGTCTCGATTACGACCTTGCTGTACTGGGACTTAGCGTAGCTAAGCACGAGTTCTTGCCCGGCGCGGGCGTTCAGGTATCGTATGTGGACCCTGCCAACGTGGTGTATAGCTACACCGAGGACCCATACTTCAAGGACTGCTTCTACTGGGGAGAGATTAAGACGCTCCCTATCACGGAGCTCATGAAGATTGACCCGAGCCTCACCAACGAGGACTTGGAAGAGATTAGCAAGTACAGCCAGAGCTGGTACGACTACTACAACGTGGCTCAGTATTACGAGAACGACATGTTCTATCGTGATGTGGCTACGCTGATGTACTTCAATTATAAGACGACCAAGAAGATTGTCTACAAGCGTAAGAAGCTTGACGGCGATGGGGCTCGCGTAATTGAAAAGGACGACCAGTTCAACCCTCCTGAGGAGATGATGGAGGAGGGCGATTACGAGAAGGTCGAGAAGACCATCGACGTATGGTATGACGGCGTCATGGTTATGGGTACCAACATCCTGCTCAAGTGGGAGGTAGCTCAGAATATGGTGCGCCCGAAGTCTGCTTCTCAGCACGCGCTTCCCAACTATGTGGCTACGGCACCACGCA